GTCGCCTTCGGTGTACCGCGCCAACTTCACGTTGTTGATGTTGAGCCAGAGCGTGATGGTCAGCGTCTCGCTCTCCCGCCAGTTGTGGGTGGAAGTGCGGATGCGGTAGAAGCCTGCGATGGGGACGACCAGCGCGTACACGTCGTGGTTGGTGACGCCGCCGATCAATACCTGCGCCTCCTCGGTGTAGTAGCCGACTGTGCCGGTCGGAGACTGCGAAGTGCCGTTGAGGAAGTTCATGCCCTTGTGGCCCAGGATCATCGAGCCGCGCAGAGGGAACCAGCCGGAGTTCGCCACTGGCGGCGGCAGGACTCCGACGACATTCAGGCCGGGCTTGCCGGTCACCGCGAAATACTGCTCGATCCATCCCTTGTCGGTGTTGAACCACCACACCTGCCGGTTCGCCAGGCTGACCCTGTCGGCGTCGTTCGCGGGCAGGGGGAACATCGCGTCCCGCTCGGCAGTCGTGCCCCGGAAGCCGACCGCCTCGCCGCCGTTGCCGCCGCCGCCGCCTTTGGCCAGACGCCGTTCCAGGTGGCCCACGCGCCGCCGCAGGTTGACAAGAATCTCGTCAAGCGTGCGCTCGGCCATTACAGCGTGTCCACCCCGGTCACGTCGCCGTAGGGAACCATCTTCACGCCGACTTCCTCGCTCTCCGACGTTTCAGTCACCGTCACCGACTCGATGCGTTGCATCTGGCTGATCCGCCGCAGGTTCAGAGTAGCGAGCACCGGCGCTTCGGCACCGGGGATCAGGTCTGCGATGGTGAGGTCGAACGATGGCCGGATGCCGCCGCCGCTCGGCACGCGAATCTCCACCGGCACCGGCGTCCGCCCGACGAGGCCGCGCCCGGCCTGGCTGTTCAGTTCGTTCTGCGTCGGCTCGCTGGTGCCCTCCTCGTTCTCCGACGTGGTGATGTGCGTCCACACGCCGTAGAACGGATCTTCGCCACCGGCGTTGCCCACGGCAAGCGGGGTGCCCAGGTCTGGCCCCTCCTCCTCGCCTTCCTCAGCCTCGGGTTCCGGCTCGTACTCGGCAGGCACGTCGGACGGTTGCGCCACGACGTGCTCAATCGACCAGTGATCCGAGCCTGCGGCGAATATCTCTATCTCGCCGTAGAAGTCGTTGTCCGTGAGGGTGCGGGTCCGCCCGATAGTGTCCTTGCGGTCCCAGAACAGAATCTTGCGCCCGATCACCGTGTAGTCCATGCCGCCTCGGGCGAGGTTCTGCACGTGCTCGAACACCGTCATCTCGAACGCCTCCGTCACGGATCGCGTCAGCACTTCGCCGCTACGGACTTCCAGGTGCGGCAGGACGTTCGCGGGCGGGTCGAGGCTTTCCCAGCGCGGCACCGTGACATCGTGCGTCGCGGTGCCGGTGCCGACGCTCATCACGTAGGGCGTGGTCAGTTCGTATTCCAGGATTTCGCGGGTGCGGTCCAGCATCAGCGGAGGCCCGCCGCCGTCCTCGTTCGGCCATGCCTTCGAGAGCGCCGTGTACTTGAGGTATTCCAGCACGTCGTGAGCGAGCAGGGTCGCGCGGTCGCGGAACCATGCGACCTGCACGATGGGGCCTTCCCACACGCGGTCGCCGTTGCGGAACAGCACCAACTCATGGCGGCGCGGCTCGATGCGCCCCAGCACGTCCGCCTGCGCGACGCACGCCTCGCCGGTGACGGTGATCTGCGCAGTGCTCAGCCCGTCCAGTTCGCGGTTCCATTCGACCTCGGCCACGTCTACCAGTTGCCACAGCCGCCGCACGCCGCCCCGGTCGTAGATCATCGCCTGATGAACCTGGATGCAGTCTTGGTTGACCCGGCGCGACCTGATCTGTTCGCCCGGAGTGATCGCGCCTGCCACGTCAACTCCTCCGCTGGGTCAGGGCAATCTCGACCTCGACCGGGGGTGCGTCTGCCGGAACGTCGAAGGAGGCGAGGTAGCCGAGGCCGCAGGACAGCACCGGCCAGGTCGCGGGTTCGCCGTTCGAGCCGTAGAGAAGGTGGTCGGCGCGCAGGCGCGGGCCAAGGCCGACTTCGGCCCACACCCGCTGATCCACACCGTCAATGAGCAGGGACGAGTTCGCGGGCAGGTACGACACGATCTGTTCGCTGATCCAGTCACCGATGAACACGTCGGGGGCCTGGTCGAGCGGGTTGGGGTAGATGCGGATGCGGACCTGCCGCGCAGGGGCATCACCGATGTGCAGGGCGATGGTCGGCACCATCGTCAGCCACTCAGTCACGTAGGTTTCCGGGATGACCGCCCAGTACCGCGACCACGTGCCCACGTCGATGATGCAGATGTCGTCAATGGTCGGCGGGCGGGGAGGGGCAGGCGGGCGTGGGCAGTCGGGGTCGGCCAGCGGGTCGTAGGAGGCCACTTCGAGAGCACTCGCGCTGGACACCGAGGCGTGCGGGGTGCCGTCCCACTGGAAGTCCCACTCGCCGGTATCGGGGGTGTCGCCGTCGAAGTACGGGTACGGCTCGCCCAGGTTGATCGCCGCGCCGTCGAGGCGGAACGCATCGCCGCCCTTCCAGGCAACCCAGCCGTCACCGGCCACGTCCATCACGCGGACGATGGCGGTGACCGCGCCTGCCGGTGCCACGCCGGAGGCCATGAGCCGCGCCCAGCGCCCCGGCTCCACGACTTCCGATTCCCCCATCACCGGGTTGCCGATAGCCCCGCCGCTTGAGTTGTAGAAGCGGAGGTAGGCCGCGAGCCGCTGAGCGCGGCTGACCTTGACGTGGATGGTGCCGTAGTAGGTGCCGTTCTCGATGACGGCGGCGGGGAAGTTCGGGTCGATGCCCGCTGTCACCCCGCCTGCGGCTGTCTCGTCGGCGGTGATCTGGACGCGCACCGCGTAGTCGCCGGTCAGCCCGGAGTCGGTGACCCGCGAGTATGCGCCCCCGGCCCCATTGCTGAACGAGGCCGTCCAGCCGTCAGGGCGCTTGCCGACCGCCTCTGACGTGGACTTGCCTGCCGTGCCGCTCCATCGGTAGTCCACGTCCGTCTTGTCGGCGGTCGAGCCGTCGAAGTAGACGCCCGGCTCGGTGTTCGGGTTCGGCTGGGTCGCGGTGATCCAGCCCGTCCACGGCGACTGGTAGGCATCCACGAACGCGCTTGCCCGCCACTCGTACACGGTGCCCGGGCCGAGGTTCGTGATGGTGCGCGGCGTCGTCGTGGTGTCGCCTGTTGCCACGGCGGTCTGGCCCTTGACGCGCCGCTCCCATCGGTACTTCGTGACACCGCTGACACCGCCAGGAGGCGTGAACGTCAGCACCGCCTCGGACCCGGTGGGCTTCGGCACGACGGTGAAGCCCGGCGCGACCGCAGGCATCGTCACCTGCGAGAGCGTGTCGGACCAGGGGCCAGCGCCGATGGCGTTGCGGGCGCGGAAGCGGAAGTGGTGCCCGGTGCCGGGGATGAGGTCGCTGGCAATGGCGGGACTGCCGGGGTCGTCCCAGTTCTTCACGTTCGCCGTGAAGGCGGTGTTGGTCGCGCTCTGGTGGTTGTACGTCTGGATCGCGGAACCGCCGTTGTCGGACGGCCCCTGGAAGTTGTACTGGACTTCGGTCGTGCCCACCGAGCGGAACGTGGGGCGCGGCGGCTTGCCGGGCACCTTCGCGATGCGGTCGGCGTCCACCCACGCCTGCCCGGACCAGCCATCGCCCACCGAGGGGTGCCCGGTGTCGATCCACAGTTCCGTTGGGAAGCCGCCCCGGTAGCCGTTGCTGTCGTGGCTCATCCAGAATGTGCCGGTGCGCAGGACGCGGCTGGTGTTATGGCGGCTGTTGTAGTCCAGCCGGAAGTGGCCGTTGGCGTGAAGGCCGCCGTTGACGTAGACCGCGTAGTACTGGTCCTGGTCGTTGTTGTATGCGCCGCCGCCCGACATTTCCAGCCGGGCCTCGAAGTAGAACCGGGTGCGGTTGTTCGCCGCGTCGGTGCCGTCCTGCCGGACATAGATGCGTGCCCAGTAGTTGTACGAGCCGTTCAGTTGGCCGTTCGACGCCGCGCTGTAGACGGACTGCGGGTTGACGACCGGATCGACCGGCTCATCGCCAGTCGCGGGAACCGCGTGGTCTGTCAGGCCGAATGCCTCTCCGCTCATGTCACCCTCCTCACGGCTTCGTCACGGCGAGCGCGTCAACGTAGAGCCGGACCTTCGCGCCCGCATTCCAACTGGTCACGTTCTGCTTCGCCCGGACGAGCACCTGCGCCGTGCCCGCTGGCGGGAGGATCGAGTTCTCTACCTCGGCACCGCCGCTTGCGGGCAGGGTGCCGAGGAGGTCACTGCGGAGCGTGGTTGCCGCCGCGTCCTGCCAGTAGGCGTAGTAGTCGATGGTGCCGAGGACAGCGGTGCCGGACTCGACCGAACCCGACGCCCACAGGTTCACCGAGTACCGCGTGGTCGGGGTGATGCCCGGCAAGGGAACGAGTTGCCCTGCGCCAAAGTTGCCATCCGCGCCGGTCGCCGCCGCCGTGAACACCGCCTTGATGCCCGCAGTGCCCACCACGAACAGTTCGGTGGTGCGCTCCACGACGACATCGGCGCTGGGGATCGCACCGCCCTGCGTCTTGTTCCAGTCGCCCGCGTCTACCTCGGCACTCGGGTTGATCGCGTAGTTGGTCTGGACGACAGCGGTCGTAGCGTTGATCAGTTCGGCGCTGGGGCGCGTGACGAGGTTGTAGGGAATGTCCGCGACGACCGTGGGCAGGCGCGGCGGCAGGTCAATCTCGCGCCGCACGCCGTAGACGTAGGGGTTCGCGGCGACCAGCGTGTACTCGACCTGATACGCCCAGTGTGGGCCGCTCTGGAACTGCGCCTGGATCAGCGGCCCGCTGACCGCGCCCACGTCGTGCAGGTAGCGACGCACCTTGTTCAGTTCAAGCCGATAGTCCTCATTCGGCACCGGCTCGTAGCCCAGGAAGCGGATCGTGTGCGCAGTCGAGGTTGAGTCGTGCGCGGTGCCGGTCCAGGAATAGACCTCGGTTTCAGTGTCGGAGCGGTCACCGTCGAAGTAGCCGCCAACGGGGTACTGCGTG